ACGCGCTCAAGACCCCTGGCTTCCAGCAAACCAGGCTCAGCCAACCACCACGAACGAGGATCAGGACAAGGTACAGACGCGAAATCCAAAACTGGTCTGGATCGCAAAAGAACCTCCTCCCAAGACAACTGAACATCGGTGCTGATTCCGAATGCTCGTTCGAAGCTGAGCCTACACTCCAGTGTAGGTGTTATGACATGCTTGGCCTCCGCCAGCCAGCCCCCGATCATGAAATGATCGCGCAGTGCCTCAACAGGCACCTTCTTCCTGGTCTGCGTGTTCGAGAGTACACCGAGGGCAAACGCCTGGAGAACCGGCAAACCGATCGCCAAGCTAAGCTCGCATCTAGCAACACCGTTACACCAACGGGAAGCAAAGATGGGTTCCTTCAACCACTTGTGACTAGCATAAGCACCTGAAAGAACCGCCAAAGGTTCCCGCACCATGGTCCACCCAAGACCATGGCCCAAGAACACAGGGGCCGAGCGTCCAAAACGGACACCCTCAATGTGAGACACGGGCCTCTCGAGCGCCATCTCTTGTCCGCATTGTTGAAACACCCGATCGTGAAAAGTGCTGAACACCCACGGTAGGTCACCCTTCTCAAGAAACAGAAGAGCATTGTCGCCATCCACCAAGGTGTCAAACTTGACGGCGCCCTTGAGGGCGGAAACGACAGCGCAGAGCATGATGAGTGTGTTGCCCATCCCGGTGTTAAAATCACCGCTTGCCCTGCCACCCACACGTGAGAACTTAACTCCACCGCGTGTCACACCAGCAAGCCGCAGCTGGTGCTTGAGCAAACTCCTAAGCTCCTTGTCACCGTGGTAAGCGGCAAGGTAGACAGAATGCTCCTCAACAAGTTGGTCGCGAGAGACGTGGGCCTCGAAAGCCTTACCGTCAACCTCAAACACAACGCAGTCCTTGAAGGACTGGAATTTGCGAACCAAAAGGTTCGCGCGCTGGCGGGGACTAAGCCCCTTGGCCACAACCCTCCCCACGCCACATCCAAAAACCCTAGGAGCAGTGAGATAACCCCACAGCCAGTGCTCAAATGGTTTAAGGTAAGCAGCAACACACAAGTTGTACCTTGGAGATCTGGGAAAAATCATCCTAGGTTTAGCCAATTTGTCATGTGAGTGCTTCTCACCCTTAAGGAACGCCCTCAAAATGGTGTCCCCGCTGCCCACGGGGCCATCAACTCTCAGCGAACGCTCCGCATCGATGTAGCGCCTGCGCAGCGATCCCTCATAGGATTGCGCAGCTTGGAGGTGGGTCCAACCCAGGCCGTCGTACGCTTTAACCAAGTGTCGCAACCTAGAAAAAGCACTGCGAAACTTGGCACCCAAAACGCGTACGCCCGGGTTCGGAGCCAGAGAACGCAACTTTAAAGCCGCGATCTCGTTGTGGTTGCAATTGGCCATGACTCCGGGAACCCAGGTACCTGGCAGCCCCGTGTTCACGGCCAAACGCATGCGACGTTTCTCAGTATGGTCACAGACCACCTCTTGCTTTGGTGACAAGGCACTGCCCTCAAGAAGAGGACCGGGGCAATCGCCGTAGCAAAGCCCCCTAAGCTCAAAGGATCTGGCCTAAGCCAGACAACTGAGATCGACAGTGGAAGGCGACACGGCCTGCACGGTATCCAAGAGGGAAAGCTCAAGGGGACCGACAGGCCATGCTAGCTTAAGGGCAGAAACGACAGCCCACAAGGACACGGTACTCGAAAGTCCCGCACCCTTGCACCACTCCTGAGCCCGAAGACGCAGAGCAGACAAAAGCGTAGCATCCCGCTCTCTGAGAAGCGAGTATGAAGCCAATCTGGCAAGGAGTTCTGGGAAAACAGTTTCCCTGGAGCCGTCAGATAGCTCCACAAGAATGTATGTTTCCATACGCTTCTTGTCTCCCTCACCAGTGGATAAAGACCCTCCACCAAGGATCTTTGCACCGCCTTCGGCATGTGTCAGCACCAAATTAGCGAAGTTGGTGCGACTAGCAAGGGGGAGGTCTGGTGTCCACCGCCCCTTAACTAGTGCGCCAACAACTCCAGAAGAGCCACCGAGCACATGCTCCAGTCGCCGCACCCAAACGGCACGACTACGGAGCCTTGCGCACTCCAAGTGCGCAGAGACGGGCAGCCTACGCTCGCCCACCTCAAACGGTTGATTAGGCTCAAGCAATCCACGCTCAAGCCGTTCCCCTGTGAACTCGCAAGACACAGGGGGAAGAGGCCAATGATCCCCGCCAAACCATTGGGGCCACATAAAGGAAAACACTAGCCAGACAGGCTGGCTAGCAACATCAAATGCCGTGACCAAGCAAATGATGAAAGACCACGAAAAGAACCGAAAGGCGGCAACGGCAACGCGGACCAAGTTGTACAGCGCAACCAACGCCAAAAAGACGAAGATCACTAACCCAACAAGGCCAACGCCCACCGCAGCCTCAGCACGGTAATCGCGGAAAACAGAAGTTGTAGGTTCCCAAATTGTAAGTTCTGTCATCTTGTAGCCAATTTAGAAAGGTGTGCCCCGCTCGGGGCGGTCGAGGTCAACGGCTTTGTTTTAAAAGGGGCATCAACGACCATCTCCCTTTGCCCGACTGACACGGGCTGTCCTCTCCACCTAAGCACACGAGCACGTGCTAAAACACCGGGAAGCCGTTAGAAACCGCAAGCGGATCTTACACTAACCACCCCTAAGAGCCAGGACACGAAGACCTGCGCAACACGGTGCCAGCTTTGAGAAGAAACAAGGCGAACCTTGAGGGCGCTCATCCC